TGGAGTTGGCAAGCGTGAGAGACAGCATACCGGATTTCGCGTGGACATAGATACCGTTTATTTTTGGATCCAGCACGAAAGAGTCGTGATAGAAACGGCACTCGCCGACATCGGCGTCATAACCGAGCGGGTTTTTCTGGACACGCAGCGTCTTGAGCTTCATCGGGTCAACCGTCGCGTCCTTGTACTTGATGATGAAATTGACACCGGCAGGCAGGTAGCTGTCTACCACCGGTACGACATCCATCCCGTCGATGCGTCCGACAACGCCGTTTTTGACCGCCTCTTCTCCAAGCGAGTCAATGCCGATAATCTCGGTTGAGAGCTTTGTCTCGATATAGACCGATTCGGCGATGAGCAGCACGCGGTTTTTCTTCGGCACCAGCTTGTTGTTCATATTGGCACTCGCGAGCATAATGGCACGCATAACCGTGGTATTGGTGAGCGCGGTACCGTTGAGGAGCCCGAGTCCCGCTCCGTTTGCCCATTTGGACAGGCGGTATATGTCGATTGCCGGTGTGCAGACCTCGTCCCAGTTGGATTTCAGCTGCTCGTTGCAGTGCTTGATATTAAACTGATCCTCCGCGTTCCCGTGGTCGATGGAAAAGGTGAAAGCCTTATCCTGGCTCATCGTCAGGGTCTGGACGGTATCGCCGAGCTCCGCTACTGTGCCGAAGCGTCCGCCGTTGGCTGTTCGCGAATAGTCGCCGAGCGCGACCTTGTCCACCGTATAGATTTTGACGCTCTGCGCCCCGTCAAAATCGTACTTTTTTCCCGCGTAGGAATCCGTAATAGACTGGCCCTTGAAACGCTCTGCAATGAGCGATGCGTATTTAGTTGTTAGATTAACAGACATATTTTTCCTCCCCACAGCGATCTATGATTGCCCTGTGATCTTTAATAAAGCTTTTAATCGTCATACCAGCTGTCCGTGATCTCGTCGCGCTGCCGGTAACCGGCGGTCTGGCGCGAGCCTGCGGACCTTGTCTTGTTTTCCGCGTTTTTTTTGGACGCGCTGCTTTCAAGCCTGAGCTTTTTGAGTTCCCAGGCCTGGTAAGCACTGAGCAGTGTCTTGCCGCTCTCGACCGAGCGCCAAACCTCGGGCGGTATGGATTTCGGATCGATGCCGATACCGTATTCGGCGAAAAATTCGCTGATATCGTTATGCCGCTTTTCAGTGAACGCGCGCTCGACAGCGATTTCATCCGGCGTTTTATCTCTCATCGCCGGTTCCATACCGTTCCTCTGGTCACGCATCGCTCCAACCTGTTCGATGGCATATTCCGGCTGTACGCCGTGTTTTTGCACGAGCATTTGCACGCGCGCGGCGTCTATAAGCTGTTCAGCCGTAATGCCCTGCAGCGCCGCAAGCTCCTTGACCAAGGCAGCAGCGTCACCGGATTTTGCGAGCTCGGCATTCGCCTCGTCGTACTTTCCTCGTATCCTGTCGTAATCCATCCCCTTTTGGGCTAACGCGACAACCTCATCGCGTCCGACGGTCTTGACCTCGCTGAGATGCTTGAGCGTAAAGCTCTGGTCGGCTTCCCGCCTGTCGATCCCCGCGTCCGTCTTGCCGCCTTCCGCTGCACTGTCAGTCCCGCTGCCCTGCCCCTGCTCATCTTCGTCCTCCGGCGTGTCAGCGCCGAGCTTGTCCTCCGGCAGATTGTTCCAATCCGCATCAATCTCCCCGAAATCAACGTCCGCCTCTGTTTCGTCCGGATCCGCCTGAGCTATGTTTTCCTCATCCATATGAATTCCTTTCTCGCCTATGGTTGGGCGATTTTATTGCCAAAGGGCTGGTGTTGCCCCATGTGCACATTTGTTGTTTTACGGATGCGATATCTCGCTGTTTCCTGTAGGGCAAGGGCTCTGCCCTTGCTGCCGTGGCAGGAAGAACGAGGCAAGAGCAGAGCCTTGCCCTACATGCGTCGATATCACCGCAGGTGACTGAGGGCGTCCCCCGCGCTCACCGTTCTATCCCCGCCTTATTAATCGCGCGCTGCAGCGTGCCATAACCGCTGCGCGTTGGAATGGCGGCGGGCGCGCCGGTCGCTATCACCTGACCGGCGCCGACACCGCTATTGCCCGCGCCCGCGGGTACCAAAGGGATCGCAGATCCCTCAGGGCTCTGCGATCCCTGAAGCCGCTGCATTACCTGCGCGTTCTGCGTATCCTTGGCTGCTTTGAGCTTATCAATCAGCTCCTGCTGCTTGCTGATGTAGCCGTTCGGCACACGGTCCAAATAATCAATCAGGTCGATCTTTCCCTGGACAAGCAGGTTGTCAAGCGTCTGCATGGAAGCGATTTCGCTCCAATAGGCTGACGCGCCGACGTCGAGCTTGATGGATAAATACAGTGCCTTCAGCCGTGCAAAATCGAATTGTATCGGCAGCTTGTCTCCCTGCGGAACCTTCGCCATCGCCGCGACAGGTGCAAAGCCCTCCGGCTGGTCCACAAGCACCTGCCGCGTCCCGTAGTAATTCGCCATAAAATCAATATAGATGCGTCCCAAATCCTCGAGACTCTCATAAAGGTTCTGCTTTGTCAGCTCGCTCGGCGTAGACGCCGCCCGCTGCAGGGCGATAATCGCCGATGTGTTGTCAGGCCGGGTATCGCCGAGCGCCACGCTCGTTGCGCCGAGGAATGTCTGCGTGTAGTTGACCGCCAGCTCGATAAACTGCGCAATCTGCGGAGAAATCTGCGCCGGGTCGATGATCCGCGCGACGTTATTCACATCCCCGCCGTTGACCGGAATTGCCGCGCCGACACGGTTATCCCATTTCTGTACGCGTGTTTTATCGTAAACAATTTTTGGATATGCCGTTGTCATCAGTGAAATCATGCTCATGGCGAACAGCTTGTTGATAAAAACCTGGTTCGGGATAAGGCCTGAAATCATCGCCATACCGTGGTAGCTGTCCTGAACATAATCCCAGTTGAGCCACGTCACGGGGTAGAGCGACAGCCCTGTATCCCACGGCTCCCGGATGACGGCATTTTTGGTCGTTTCGATACCCCAGATAGTATCGGTCTCCTTATTCCGCCACAGCCGAAGCAATACGGTCACCTTGTCGTCCGACAGATTTTCCGGATTCATATTGCGGTCATCCGTATCCGCCGTGATGGCGTCGGTATTGTCGCAGCCGTTTTCCTGCGCGCGTTCGCGCAGCTCCGTGAGCATTTCGCGGCTTGTGATAATAATATACGGCTGCTTCTGAACGCGCCGGTCGTTGACATTGCCGAAAAAGACGCGCGTGTTTTCAATAATCTCCGTCACAATCGCACCCTTTACAGGATGGCCGGTGTCAACCTCAGGGTTCCAGTAGGTGTATGTACAGCCGTCACCGTCGACAGCGGCGTTCCGCAAATATTCCCGCAGCAGATTGGCTATTTTATTCATCTCAAACAACGCGCCGAATTCTTTGTTGACAGCGTCCATTACGGCGTCTATGTCCTGTACATCCGCGGCGTTGCTCAGCGCGGAGGCCTGCATCTTGATGTTGTTCGATGAAATCCCGGCAACCGTAAAAAGCACGACCCGCTTCAAAAAGTTAAATACCGGCGTCGGCAGTCCGTTGGCCTCCACACCCTCCCACTGCTTCCCGATGAAAAAGTTTTCGTTCGTACGGACGTTATTGTAAAGTCCCTGCTGCGTATTAAAACCGAACCCCTTCTGGTATTCCTTCCAAACACTTTCACAGTCCGCGTTTTTCTTGTTCGCCACTATTCACCCTTCTTTCCAGTCATTTCGCAGCCGCTGGTCTGTTCGCCTGAAAGTGGCGCGTTGAAATTCAGGATGCTCGCGACACCTTCAGTAAAACGCCGCTCCGCCTCCAGAGCCTTGCGTTTAGCCTCAGCCAGGCTGTTATCGTCCGGCTCATCCGTATCCCCCATCGCTGCAACTGCCTCCGCCATTGCCGTCAGCCGCTCATCGTAAGCTTCCCGCAGACAAACAAGCTCCCGGCGCATCCTCCGGATATTGAAAAGCATGAAGACCCAACTCATCATGAGGCAAATACCGCCAATAATTTTTGTCAACAAAACAACCGATATCATAAAGCCTCCTCACATATATACCCGTGCTCGTCTCTATCTGGTGCTCTCATGCCTCCACATTACTACGTACACCGATGCAAGTAAATATTCTGTCCACCCGCTTGTATACGTGAATCGGGTAGGAGGGGGCGATTAACCCCCGTCCTCCCACACCACCGAGTA